TATATCATCAAATTTATCATCAAATTTGAACAACTCTTTAAGTTTTTGCCAATCTTGTATGTTTGGAAAACTGAATCCACTATCAGTTCTAAACCAATGACTACAAGTATCCTTATATCCGAAAATTTTATCAAGCATTTTAGAAGTAAAATTTCCTTTATGTTTTTTTAAATATTCAGCTATTTGAGTTTTGTTAATACTACTTTCATTTTTTCTTCTTTTAATGAGTGTTACATTTAATTTATTGTTTTTTTGATAATGACCAATATTTCTAAAATGAAATTCTTCCCCATATTTATCAATATATTTCGTTGCATTATTAGATTTTCCTGTATATATCCAATTAGTTGCTTGATATATATATCCATTGTGACCTTGTTCTAAATCGGCATAACTTACTAAAACCATTTTTGTTTTAATAATTTTTAGTGCGTTACCTAAAAAATATGAAAGAACATTTTTTTGTAATCCTTCATTTATACATAATCGATTTAATTCATAAACATATTTTCCGTATTCTTTTCCACATATACTATCACATAAATTAGGAGAACCGGGTTTACCTATTGTTAAAATTCCAACTAAAATATTATTGTCATATAAACCAAATGAATAAGAAATACTTGGTATCCTTTTCGCATAATGTTTATGCAAAAGCCAATCGTAGGTTAGTTTTTTATCAATAGAACTAACATTATATTTGTCTTTTATAGACATATTAGATTGATTCGTAAATTAATTCTTTTTTGTCTGGTAGTCCTTCTTGCTCTAAATGTTGAGCAAATTTAATTACTGTTCGATAAACTTCATCTTCATTTGCCAAATCGAACAAAAAAACTTTAATAAGGCTTTCATAATCCTCTTTTAATTCATAGACAGAATAATACTTTCGGTCAAGCGTGACTTCTCTGTAAACTTTTAGTTTCATAATTTTAAATTTTGATTCGGAGCCGGTGGAAGATTCGAACTCCCATCTCCTTACAAAGTAAAGGTGTTACCAATTACACCAACCGGCTAACCCATTAACCTTGCAACTGCTTTCTAAATTGCAAAGCCTTACGGAGCGAAGTAAAGTTTTTACTTACTCGGATTCCGTTGGTTTGAACTCGCACTCTGTACGAATTGCCTTCTTTCTGAATGTTCGAAGGTGTTTTTGCTTTCATATAACAGGGGTTTAGTAAAAGATGCTCTTAATATCAAAATCTGTTTCTATTGCTTTATCCACGATTTGTTCATCAACCCAATCTGAAGCTTCAATCCATAAAATATTCCAATCGTATTCATCAGCCTCAAAAGGTTCTATCCTACCTACATATAAAGTAAATTCAACTTCAGTTTTAATATCCTCGTACATTTCTGTTTCTGGATTAAATACTGTTAGCGTGATGACTGCGGTTCTGGTCATTATTTTAAGTTTACAGATATTGTAGTTGTCGATGTTTTGTTCGGTGGGTATAAAGTTACTACTTCATCTTCAATCAAAGTTTCTAAACCTTGACTTGGAATTGTTTTTAAAAACTTTTCTCTTGCCTTTATTTCATCTTCTAAAACTACCAATTTGTTTTTTAGATTATTGTAGACCGCATCTTGGCAAACTGAATAATCATACTTAACTCCCATTTCTTTTATCTCAAATTTTGCGTTGTAATGCTCAAAGGTCTTCCCGTATTTATAGGCTTCATCCAAGGTTAGTTCTCGGTAACTTGGATTAGAGGTTATCTGTTTAATCAAGTCCTCTAAACACTTAACTTGTAAATGTAACTTTAAAGGGTTTAGGAGACCTTCCTTTGCGTTATTTATTACCGATTGAGCAAACTCTTGTCTTTCGGTTTTAGACGTCTCAAATAGGCTTAAATCGGTTTGAGTAACTAAATTCATTTTATAGTTTTTTTGAGGTGGTTGTTAATGTCTTTTTGACTTGGGTTCGGTATGGCATCAAATACTTGATTAGAGGCTAAATCTTTAAATGCTCTATCGTAATCATCACTAGTTAAAATGCCTGTAATACGAATATACAATTTATCCCGAACCTTTCCTTCGTAAGAGGAAGTTTCTAATAAAGCAAGTAGTTCATCTCTTTTATTGTCTCCAACTTCATCTTTAATAAAATCCATCTCTTCGGCAGGGGTAGCCTCAAAACCTGCGGCTTTCATAAGCCAAGCCAGAATGTTACGGTAGGCTTTTCCTACTGCTCTTGTTTGAGCCATTGATGCGATTGCGTATTCATCGAATCTTCTCTTTGAATTTTCTTTATTTGAACAAACCGCGTAGCCTCTTGAAAGTACAACCGAATCCGTAAGGCGAATAACCTCAACCATTGCTTCGTACTTTAATTCGGTATCAGTACAGAGATTTTTAACTTCTTTAACCACAGGGATAAGTCCTAATTGGCTTCCGGCAAATTGCCAAGCCTCAACTAATGGATAGTTTTTCCCTTGAATGTTGGCGGTTAGTTTTCGTTCTGTAACGAATGTCTGGAGCGTAGAAGCAACTTGTAAGGCTTCGTTTGGTTTAGTTAGTTCCATTGTTTTATTTTTTTATAGAGTGTATGTAATTCAAATAAGATGCAAACCGAGATATAGATTGTATAAGCTAATGTACCGAAAATTAAATAGTGTATTATTTTTTCTTTGAGGTTCATAGCGGTATATTTTAAAAGTTAGGGGGGCATTTTTGACCAAAACCCAGATTCAACACCCCCCTTTTTCGTTGCAGATTAAAGTCCTTAACGAGACGGACTTTTAAGTAATGAGTAGATATAATTAATCCACTCGTTAAAATCTTTACAAGGGTTGGGCGGATAAACTGTTTTCATTGTTAAAAACATCTTTTTTGATTTGGTCAATAGAGCATTGCATTCCTGCATAAAAAAATGAAGAAGCAATAGTTTCAGAATCGGCTAAAGGAGAGAAGTAAACATCAAGGACTATCAATCCATTTGGTGCAACGGAATTGAAAGAAGCCTTGAATTTAAACTTTTCAGTAGCCATTAAAAAGGCAGCGTTTTCGGCAGAGACAGAGATTTGAATTTTCATTTGTTTTGTTTTTAAAGTGAATTAATGTCTTGTAAAAGTCCTACAAGGTACATTACTAAAATTAGAATGATAGCGAGTTTTACTTGTGGTTTCATTTGTTTAGTTTGAATGTGCGTTACCGAGCCGCACCCCTCGGTTTATTTATTTTGTTATTGAAATTCTTTGAATTAATGTTTCATCTTGACCTTTGTAATTTCCGTGCTTAATAGTAGCCTTAACCTCTGTAAATTCATTATTATTTTCAAAGTAAGGGGGTGTATTACCCTTATACTTAAATACACGATTTTCGGCATCTACATATTCAACAATATAACAAATACCAAAGTTAGTTTCAAAGGAAAATGATTTGCCCTTTTTAAGCATTAAATTAACCCGCTTTCCATTTTCAAAGAAATGTCCTCTAACCATAGATTTTTCAAATTCTAATTTGGCTACATAATGAGGGGAAGCATAGCTATTGCGAATTATCCTTGGTTTATCAGTCGAATTATAGATGTTTCCTACCTCTATAATCTTTACGGTTTTATATGGTACAAGATATCCAAGTTCAACTAATCTTCTTCTTGCATAAACCTTATTTCTTCCAGTTCCAGGTACACACTTTAAATACAATGCCCAAAGCAATTTTGCTTCATCACACTCCATAATTTTTGTCCTCTCACCTTTAAAGCCATAAGGGAATACATCGTAAGGAAGAGGCTCTTTTTTCCCCTTCTTTTCACAATCCCAACTTTGTCCGTGTAAATTCATATCAATCGGAATATTAGGATAAAGTTCTTTTACCTTATTTACGTCTGTTGAAATGCGCTTGATATAAGCATACTTGGTGTAACTATCCGTTGCAACATAATTGCCGCTACCTGTCATAGCATAATTACTCTCGTACCACCACGACCACAGGCAATAATAAGTTCCAGAAAAACCAATAATCAAACCAGAATCTTGTTTCATTTTTAAGGGTTTTGGGGTTAAACAATAATGCAATCTATACACTTTTTCAATACATAACAAATATTTCTTTCACTTTTTTCAAAGTTTTTTTCCTTAATATACTAACTAACTATAAATCAATTAGTTAGGATAGGTATTATTTTAGCTTAAAATGTCCATTTGATAGGTATTAGATAGATATGCCATACTCTATAAGAAGAAGAAGAAGAATAATAATAAGAATAAGTATAAGTAAAAGAAGAAGAAAAAGAAATATATTAGTAAACAAAAAACATTATTTTCTGCATCGAGAAAACATCATATCGGAACTTTATCAATCAAAGGATATCAATGAGGCTATATCCAAAATGCAGCCTATTGAATTGCAAGATGACTTACGCCAAGAGGTTTTTCTTGTGCTTTGTGAAATGGATGAAGAAAAATTAGTCGGAATGTATGAACAAGGATATTTAAAATATTTTATTGTTCGGACTATCCTAAATATGGCTAAATCAGACCGAAGCAATTTTTACCGAAAGTTCAGACAAGTTTATCAAGAAATTCCTATAACCTATGAATCTTCAAAGGAAGAGTACGATGAAACATTGGTTACAAAACTTGAGCAAGGAATGGAAATATTACATTGGTATGAAGCGGAACTTTTAAAACTATATTCGCAAAATAAAAACCTTTTAGCAATTTCCAGAGAGACAAAGATTCCTTACCGCTCACTCTTAAAAACAATCCGTAAAGCAAAGACACTTTTAAAATTTAAAATAAGAAACAATGAACTTGATTGAAATTATTTTAGCGGCTAACTTTTTTTCGTTTTACTTTATTACTCAAAATCGATTTCCATTTAAATGGCATTTAGATTTTAAACCTTTTAATTGTACTCTTTGTTTAACCGCTTGGGTTGCTCTTTTGCTTTTCCTACTTCCGCAAGTTGTAACTGATGCGGTTGTATGTATGTTTGGAGCCGGAGTTATATCGCCATTTTTTAAAAACTTTTTAAATAATTTGTATGAACCAAAAAGACCTTGATTATTGTAAACAACACATTATTAATTTTGAATCTGTTAAACTTGGATTCACTCGTAACATTCCTTTTGATGTTCTCGGAGAATACGAAAGAATGTACCGGGAGTATTTAGATGCACAATTCTCTTTAACCTATTGGTGTGGGGAATGTGTATTTGATATGCTGAAAAGATTAATTGTACTTTATGAAAATGCACAACCTATTGTTCAAAATGCAATAGAAACTGCACAACAGAAAGTGCAAACAGAGGTAATACAAAACACAATTAAAGAAGTAAAGAAAAGAGGCAGACCTAAAAAATGAGAATACTTGTTTTAACATCACAAGGAAGCGGAGTTGGTTACCACCGATTAATGCTACCGATTTACTATTTAGAGAAAACGTATGCTTTCTTTACAGATACTTTAACGGATGAAGTATTAGAAGAAAACTTCGATATTCTTTTGTTTAATCGTTTTATTGCAGGAACTAATCTTAAAACTCTTTTAGAGAAACGAAAGAAGTATGGCTTTAAAATGGTTTGCGATATAGACGATTATTGGTTATTAGATAG